TGATCAGTTCATGACACCTATTGTCTCTCCTTCTTCAACTCTTTTGAATAATACATCAAAATTTTCTTCCCATTCCTGTAAAGTAAAAACTTCCATCAATGTTCCACAGTTGATTTATTTATCATGCAATGGCAAGGTCCGCATATTCAATCTGATCATCATTCAGGTTGGAGGTAACGACATCTAATACAGACATGAACTGATCAACAGTATCACATTCCACAAACTTTTCATCACCCTGATCACTCAGGAGGAGAAAAGAACGAGAGCAGATGTCGATCACAATACCTTCGACAAACTCTTCAGTGCGTTGCATGGGGTGCTTCCCTTGATTACCCACATATTATAGAGCATCCGGGCAGGGGTGTCAACTGTTCCCGATCAGAGACTATTGCCTATTGATAACCTCGATAGCAGACCTCATTTCACCATTTCTTTCATTCAATGATGCAATTCCTCTTTTTTGTCCATATCTTTCTGTCTGTGAATATCTTCTTTCTGTTTTTATCGCATTAGAATCTGAAATTTTATTGGGCAATTGTGCTCGAAGTGGAGGTATTTGACTTTCTAAAGCCGCAATAGAAGATGCATATCCAGTGCAAACAGTGGAGTCTTGCCCAAAAACAAAATCACATCCAAGAAGAGAATTGTAACAACTACTTATGCCTGCATATAGAGTTCCTATGCCTGATTGAGAACTATCATCCTGAACATAAACCAAAAAGGTTCCGACACCAACATTAGATGAAGTTAATGATGTATTAGATTGTCCACCATAAGGATTTGTTCCATCATATGATGGTGATGTCATATTTTCACTATAAGTCTGTACTGTATCAGGATAAATGATTGTTGCTCCAGATGTGGTTCCACACCCAACGGAATATGCTTGTTGAGACAGAACAACAATTTGATTTTTTAAGTCATTAATTTGGGATGTGATCGATACTACTTCATTGTCTATCGGAATCACAATTTCAGTAAACTCATTAATTGTTTCGTCCTGTTTTGGAATTTCCTCTTCGATATGTCCAATCGCAGTTTCATTGGAAGAAATTCTATCATTTAATTTTTTAGTTAATTTTTCACTCATTGACTTTTTCTCTCAATTCATTAATTTGTTTTTGTTGTTCTTTAATTGCTTCAACTAAAAGACCGACAACATTTTCATATTGAACTCCTTTGTAACCATCTGGATTCTCACCAACAACTTCAGGAATAATTTTTTCAACTTCTTGAGCAATGAATCCTATTTGTTTTTGTCCACTTTCTTTATATTCAAAGGTGACACCTCTTAATGCATTTACCTTTTCAATGGGATTTGCAATAGTATGTATATTCTTCTTTAATCTTTCATCAGATGATGGCAGTGCTTTACCCAATGCAAGTTCTGCATCTAAATTTTTACCATTAATATTTACTAATCCGTTTAGATTTACAATACCACTTATATTTGTAAGACCAGTCAAATTGTTGATACCAACCATATTAGATGAAACATTAGTATATGCTCCACCAAAATTTAAGAGATATGAGAGAGGTGTTGCAATAATTTGAGGTGGAATTGCTTGAGTCGGTGTAAGTGGATTAGGTAATAAAAACTTTGTTCCACACATTAGACTTTCGCCCAATTGTGCAGAAACACTTTCTGCAATTAATGGACCACTTACAGACACTGTTGATCTAAATCTTGTGTCAAGATATTGGAACTTATTAACTCCCTTCTTTGGAAAAGTTGGAAGTCCAAGTAATCTACTAATAGTATTGATAAGAGTTCCGACTGCCATAACTTATAAACCTAAAATTCCTGCTATGAAATTTCCAACACCAAAGGATTCGGTGATAAAATCTGTTCCCAATGGTGTTGGTGCATATGCTCTTGCAGCAAATGAAAGAACACCGGAAAGATTTCCTGAGAATGTATCTCTATCTATCTTATTTGCTTTCAATACAATTCTACCACTACCGGCAGTCAGATTTATATTTCTACCTGCCTTCAAATCAACATCCTCAAGTGCTTCGACCATTATGCCTTTGCCTTTTATTTTAACCATTCCATTTTGCATTGCAGTGATATTAACATCACCAGTAGTCCCTGTGATGCAAATGTCAACGTTTCCGTCTGATCCTTTCGCACCGGCAACAATTTCTATCCCACGATCATTAATAATTCTCCATGCACCACTCTCATTAAAGGTTTCTAAATGAATATCATTATTATCATTAAATGCGTATAATTGATAAACACTTTTTCCATCAATACCACCATTGGGAGGATTTACATCCCATCTAACTTTTGGTCCCCAGGTTTCGAATTGATATGGTTCGTAACTATTATTATGTGGCATATTATTAACTTATACAATCAATGGATTGAATGAATCCTTCTTGTGGTGGTACTGCTCCAAGAACAGGTTTAAGTACTGCACCTAATCCTGTTTCAGAATTTACTTTGATAGTGACAAGATCAGGGATCTCAATAGTATTTATTGGTGATGCAGATATGATTCTACCATCATCAATTATGAGAGAATATTCATTTCCAAAATTATCAGTAGCAGTGTCACTTTCATTATATCCAATACCAGTTGCTACAACCGTTACGCCCGTAACACCAATTGGATCTTGATTATCTGTTGGATAATTCTCACCTGAAGATACAATATAAATTGAATCAATTTCTCCTTTATCATTAATTGTAGTCCTTGCTCTTGCACCATATCCGATTCCACATTCGTCTGTAATCTCTACAAATGGTGGGAAACGATATCCGGAACCAGCATTTTCAAGAGTTGCACCTATAATACTCGCAGTTTGATTTACATTTTGTCCTATCGAAGTCTCATTCAATGCTCTCGCAACACTTGGTCCAAAAATAGGAACTGCGGCACCTCCTGTGCCTCCACCACCAAATATCTTAATTTTTGCAGAACCACAACTTGTTGGATAAACTGGGAGACATCTCTTAACTCCACCAACAAAATCACCTTGAGCAATCGCACTGGAATTGAAAATATCAACCGTTCCTTTAATACCTTCGTCTATGCTATCAAAAGCACCTGTAGCTCCATCAATTACTCCCTTACCTGCATTGATACCATCATTGACAAGTGCAGCAGTATCATTAACAAAATTGAAAATATTATCGAATGATTGATCTATATCCATTGCATCTTTTGGTCCTGCACCAATAATCCACTCCTTAGTTCCATCACACTTTGTATTTACCTGATTACAATCAAGTAAACTATCAAGACTATTGAATAAAGATATGGCATTTTGAGCGACTGATACAATATCAATAACTCCACCTAAAAGACCTGAAAGAGCACCAAGAGCATCACTTAATCCACCTGCTATTCTATCAACAATACTCGTTAAAAGTGATCCAATGAATTGATCAACAACACAACTTACAAAGTTTTCAATGTTATCGACCATTGAAAGAAGTAATTCTTTAATCAAAGTAATTAATCCTTCAAGTAATGCATTTGTAACACATATTATTGCTGCTTCCAATGCACTAATTGGAACTGCAAAAGCAGCAATTGCTTGTGAACCAGCTTGGTGTGCCGCAGCTGGACCAAGAGCAATGGTTGCAGTATATACTGTCGTATAAAGTGCATTTAATGCGGTAGGAATAATACCTGGTTTTGTTGGGTCATTGGGATCACCAACAAAGAAATGGTTGATGTTCTTTATTATTTCACCAACCAACCAATTCATAGAAGATTTGATGAGTTCTGCTGTCTCATCAATTTTTTCTTGGAAGTCACTTATCTTTCCTTGTCTTTCTTGTAACCATTTAATTAAATTTTCAAGTGTATCTTCAATGCCTGTTATTGTAGTATTCTCGCATGTGTTTGCAAAATGTAATTTTTGCCCAATTGCACCACCACCGGCAGCTGCTCTTTTAACCTCCTGTGCTTTTTGCACCGGAAGTTGAACCGGTGCTTCTTGAGCATTTCCCTTTGCTTCATTAGCCTCATTTGCAGTTGATACTTCTTTATCTGGTTTTGGAATATTTGTCGTATATCCAGTAAATGGTGAAAATGGAGTTTTGTAATTTCCCTTTGCATATTGATCAGTATTTCCTAGTAATCCCATAATTACAGGATTTTGTGCATTATCTCCATCTATGAAAAATCCAAAGACAACATCTCCAGGTCTTATCTTTGTGCTTTTTGCAAAGTTTGCAGATCCTGTTCCATCAGTGGTGCCAAGCATCACTATTGCCCAAGGCAAATCTTCATTTGATAATTCGTTTTCGTCAAGAGTATGATAACCTAAGATTCTAACCTTAAATCTATTGCCCCATCCCTGACCTTCAAATTGTTCGGACATTGATTCCATTGGTGGAATTTGTCCTACCCACCAACGAAATCCGTCTCTACCGATAAAATTACTCTTAATGTTTGATTCTTCTATCATTATTCTCCTTTCTTTCTGATGCCGAAATTGTCTCTAATTAATTTCAAGGAAGTATATGAGTTATTTGGTTCAAAATGATGGCATAATTCTTTTATTATATATGAACCACTCACCTCCATATCAATTTGATCTGAGTCAGCTGATGAAATTTTTGGAAATTCGCATCTGATTACATCTCCAGCACTCAAATTAGTATTACAAGGAATCATCATACTTATTGATTGTGTAAGCAGCAAATTATATCTCATGATAGATTGTGCCTGATATTCACTGGGATCTGCATTTAATTGTGTAGAAACCCCATTGTTCAATGTTCCAATGCTAAGAATATCTGTGAGAATTCTTGTTGGAGCATCTCCCAAAGATTCGTCCGAATTTTCATTCATTTTTGGTAGAGAAATATTTCCCTTTCCTCCAAGATTTTCTAATTTATCTTTATATTTCTTAAATTGAAATTTTCTTTTTTCTGGTGGTGTTATTGTTCCTGTCAAAGGATCAAAGAAAATTCTTTCACTAGAAAAAGCACCCAATCTAAGTTTTTCTATTAGATTTTGATTTTTGTCTGTAGAGTAATTTAAAATTTTAAAGTCATTATTAACTTCAACTTCACTCTCATTAACTTCCGAATAATAATACGTTGCCTTGGGTTCTTGCTTAATCAATCCATCAATAGACTTGAACTTAAATCCATCTTTTGTTTGATAGAAAACAAATCCGGCAGTAGAATCTCCGGAGGAAACTGGAACTGCTTTTGATGCTAACCAAACCAAAATTGTGAATGGTTTCTTAGAATTTCCTATAAATGAGTAGTTGTTTTGTGACTTTTCTATATCATTTTTATCATCAAATTTAGTTGTCTTCAGAATATCTTTTAAAATTTTAGTCGTGGATTGATCAATGGTTCCTTCATATTTTCTGAATACTCTCGTAGTCTCATTTGTAATTGCTTCTCTCGAAACTAAGTTAAGTAAAAAACTTTCCTTTTGAGACTGGGATATTACATCAGTAATACTCGAAACATAAAGATACTTTTCGGGTGTTGTTGCAAAATCAAGTCCTCTCTTTTCTTCACCATTATCTAAGACTTTCATGCGAAGTCTTTCACCACCTCTAAGTGGTAAACCATTGTATATTGATTCTAATTTACCACTCTTATCATTTGTAATCGAATCTCCAGTATTAATAACTCTCACTTTTGCAGTGATTGTTGGAGAAAAAATATCCTCATAGTAATCTATAGAAACTGCACCCAGTTTCAAATCAACAGTTTTACTTTTATCATTAGATTCTAATATTAATATCTCGTAGAGAGAGGATCCTGCTGCTGACATTTATGTGTACGCTAAGTCGGTTAACAATTTTCTTTTCATAATACTATTTAACGATGCACCCATAACAATAACTGGGGAGGACTTTCCAGAAGATTGTTGCATCATTGGCATTGGTCCTTCTTCTTCAATAATTATCAGTTTATTTTTAGGTCCGGTCGAGTATCCAATATCTGGCATTCTTCCTGTAGATCTTGAAATCATACTTTTTCCATGACCCAATCCACCACCACCAAATCCAGCATCTCTTAATACCTGTCTTACTTTAGCAGATCCATTAAATTCTCGTTGTCCGATTGCACCACTACCACCCCACTGTGCCCCAGGAACATCAATTGCCAAGTTTGCTCCGTGCCATCCAGGATCTCCTGGTCTGTATTCACTACCTACTTGTATTCCTGCTGCTCTTAATGCTGTTTTTGCCCTTTCTTTATCCTGAAGAGTTCTAAAGGCAATGTGATCATGATAGTTTGATTCTCTTCCATGACCATTGTATTCAAAGTTTGGATGATTTTTATCTCCTGTGATATATTCTACGACATTTCCTCCTCCATTATATCTTCCACCACTACCACCTCCTTGATTCACCAAAGATGCATTTTGCTTCATTATCCTCTTCAATTTGGATGCATAGTTTGGATCAGTTGCATATCCTTGTTGTTGCAATTGTTTAGCAGCATCTTGTGCACTTGACGCACGGTTTACTCCTTTATAGTTTCCATAATCTTTATACCATCTATTGACAAGAGTATTGACAGATTCCTGTGCACTTCCAAAATTCATAAATTTTGCGGTTGTTGCTCCCTCTACTCCACCAGTGAACTCTGTTGTTCCTTTCATTGCTCCAGATTCTGAATCAGTTGCTTTTAATCCAAAATAATTATTAGATCCTGATATTGCACTACCATATCCAGATTCTAGTGCAAATTGTGCTGCAACTAATTCTGGATATTTTGCACCTGCTTTTTTTGCCATATCATAGAACTGCTTATACTTCTCCGCATCTGTTCCTGTAACCGAAGATCCACTGGTTTCACCAGTATTGTCGGAAGTTCCTTTGAGTTCATTTACATCAGCAGTCAGGGCTCTTTTCATGCCCTCAACATCAGTTTGCATTCCTTTAAATGCTTTATCCAAATCATCCATTGCAGTCTTTAATTTTCTTTCACTATCAGTAAAATCAAGATTTTTTATATTACTCCATCCTGCGGAAACTATGTCACCAATAGATTTAAACCAATTTCCAAGATTTTTGACAAAACTTTTTAATGAATCAACTAATTTTTGAATTCTTGTTATTAAATTCTGCACAAACTCAATAATTTTAGGTAGATTATTAACCAACCAACCAACAAATAAAAGACCAATAAAGTTTAATACTTTTCCAAAAAAACTACTACCGGGAAGTTTAACGATTCCACTACTAGAACCTCTCCCCAACTTAGAAGCCTCCAACATTGATTCTTTTTCTCTTCTCTTTCTCGTTTCGATAAGACCTTTATTTAACTTTCTAGTTCTTACGAAATTTTCTCTTCTTATTTTACTTCTTTTAAGTGTTGCTTTATGCAACATTCCACCACCTCTACCAAGTAGAGATCCAGTTCCTCTGGCAAACATTGATCCTATTCTTACTGCTCCTGCTGCGACTGCTCCTATTGCCATTTTAGGTCACCACGTTGTAGAGTAATTGAGAATACATCGTGTAGAAATTGCTGGGGTTTGCCGAAGCAATTAACGGAACATCAGTCGCAGATCCAGTCTTAAGTGGTTGTCCCTGCATTCCAGCACCTGCTCCACGCACCTTTTTGTAAACCACTGTTGTGTTTCCACCACCAGGAGCAGGTGCTGGTGGTGTCGATACAGTTCCTGTTGAATTACTCACCTGTGCCGCATTTGGTGGAGAAGCAGAAGGTGGAGTTGCAGGCATATTTCTGGAAACAGTAGGATTTTTTCTAGGTGGAGTTTTTTCAGTCTTTGGTATTAATCCTGCATTTTGCAATGCCTTCGAAATTGGATCATTTGCAAATCCAAACACTTTATCTAAATTCATTGTATCATATGCTGGATCTAACATCCGTGTGAATTGTTCTCCAATCAATCCACCTAAAAATCCCCCTCCAGCAGCGCCTGCTAGACCAATTAGCAATGCTCCTGGTCCAGTAGTAAGTCCAAGCGCTCCAGCTAGTCCACCACCAATTGCAGCACCTTTTAACGTAAATAATATTTCTGGTATTACGGGCAGAATTGCCTTCATAGGAGAGAAACCTTGATCAAGTCTATTTTTTATCGTGGATGCAATAAATGCAATTTTTAAAGCACCACCCAAAAAAGTATTAAATCCAGGACTTCTAAGGATAGCTTTTACTCCATTAAAAACTTTAGATTTCCCAGATGAAAGAAGTTGTCGTATTTCCTTAAACGGACCCACACGTTTTGCAGACGACAAAGAAGACCTAACAGCAGAATCATAATATCCACTAGTTCCAGGTCTTCCTCCAAGAGAAGGTCTGTTTGAACCTGGTGCACGATTTCCTGTAGATGTAGGTGGTTTTACATTAGATGCATTTGGTTTTGGGGTGCTTTGTTGTCTTCCTTTGAAAAAATCTCTAATTCTATTGAATGCAAATCTAAATGGTGCCAAAGTAATAGCAAGAGCTATTTTTCCAATAGTACCAACAATTCCAAGTATTCCAACGTTAAGTGCTAAAAATATACCACCAACAATAGCAAGAGTTTTTCCAACTTCCAATGCTATTGAATTTAATTGTGCAGTATCACCTTCTGCATATGCCTTTAGAGCAGCAAATCCTCTATTAGTTAACCATCCACCTAACAGAAGCATGAAGAAATCTTTTAGCTTCCCAAGAATCCCTCCTACTCTTTTTCCTTCCTTTTCTACTGGGGATAATATAGACTTACTTAATTTTTTCTCTAATTGCTTTTCTTCACCCGATCTAAGTTTTTTCTCTTCTTGTTTTTTTACATCCTTCTCATAATCTCTCTGTGCTTTCCTTTCAAGATCTGCTTCTTTGTTTATTGATTTTGCTAAAAGTGCAACATTAAGTTCTAATACTGAAATTCTTTTCTCTAACGAAATATTTGAAGAAGGCGCTATTTTTTGCAGAGAGACTTTACTTCTCTTTAAGTTTAGTTGTGGTTTGGAACTAATTCTACTAGATACCACTGCTTTGCTTCTGCTTTAGGTTTTCTTCTTCAATATATTGCTCTAATAAAGTAAGATAAATTTCTTTCTCCCAAGGTATCATATTTTCTAACTCTGTTAAGCTATATTTATGATGCTGCATCAAGGCAAAATTAATCTTATAGTATGACTCAAGATTGGTATGAGCCATACCTACTCGAAAAAAGACGATAATCCTTCCAGAACTACTTCACTTTCTACTCCAGTTTTTGGATTTTTTACAGTGATTGTATGAGAAAGTTTTGGCATCGTATCAAAGAAATTTTCAACTTCTTTGAATTGTTTTGAACTCAACTGTTCAACAAACTCAATCATTTCTTTTGCACTACAATCAGAAGAACTCCATGATTCTTCCTCACTGTAAATTTGCTCAATCGATGAAGCAATCAGTTTGAATGATTCATCAACACCAAAGTTTCCATCAAAACTAAAATTAGACTTAATGAATTCATCCAATGATGGATATTTCATTCTCATGGTTAAATTTTCATCCAATGTGATATCTTTTGAATGAGTCTTGTCTGTGATAACTTTAATCTCATCAAGATTAATTGTCACCGGGACTTGTGTTTCTTCATCATCTGGACATGTTATCATTACTTCAACTTCCTCTCCTACAGATTTTCCTCTGATATTCAAGAAAAGATATTCAATATCAAAAGTAGAGAGTTTTTCTACTTTAATTCCTCTGGAAAGAATACAGTTGCCAATTACAGTTTTAATTGCATTTGTAATTTGCTTTTGATCCTCAGACTCCATTGCAATAATTAGAATCTTTTCTTCTTTAACTAAAAAAGGTCTGTATTTAATCTTTCTTTTTGATGAAGGCAATTCCAACTCATAAGTCGGAGTATTAATCTTGGGTAAAGGCATACTAATCCATTATAAGTTCAGTTGTTTTTATTTAGTTGGATCTTTTAAGATTGTTCGTCTTTGTTTTCAGTAATATTCAATGATCCTCTATTACCACTAGTACCGGTAGCAACACTCTTAGATGTAGATTTACCGGCAATATATCTCTCATATTCGAAAGCAACATTTACCTTTAAAATATCAGAGGTGCCATATGAAACTGGAATAGAAGATAAATTTTTCGGAAATAATCCAATAAAAGTATATTCCAATTCTTTTTTGTGATCTCGATCAAATTTTATTATCTTTGTTTTATCACATTTGTAATCTTTAGGATATCTCATTCTATAATAATATCTTCTTTGAGACTGATCTACCTCTGATCCGTCTGTAATAAATTCCATCCAATGCTCCAGGAATTTAATCATTCTATAATCAGAATCAACATAAAATTCTAATTGCATCTCAGTGAAAATTCTTGTGTGTGCCATTTTTTCTTGCACACCCATAAAGTTTCCAGTAATATCTGCTGTTGCTAATGAACTTCCGGGAATGGAAGCAGAAGAACACAATAAACCAGAAGACTCTGTGATAAATCTCGTATCAACACCTCTTGAATTTAGGTGAGACATAAGAGGACCATTCAATCCACCAAACATTACCTGATAATGTGATGTTTGTGCAAGATTTGTGATTAATGGTTTGAACTCTGATATTTTTCTTGGTCTTGGCACTCTAAATACCTATACGACTACTTTATTATTAGTTATTTAGATGTCATATAAGGGAAAATATCAACCATCTTATCCTAAAAAATATAAGGGTGACCCTACAAACATTGTATACCGTTCTCTCTGGGAACGCAAGTTTATGGTCTATTGTGATAAGAACGAAAATATTTTAGAATGGGGTAGTGAAGAAGTTATCGTTCCATATCGTTCACCCATTGATAACAGATACCATAGATACTTTCCAGACTTTTATATTAAGGTCAAGGAATCGAATGGTCAAAACAAAAAAGACCAAAGGTTATATCTACGAAGTTATGGAATATGCCAAAAATCAGGCAAAGTGGGGTGCTGCCAAAGAATGGTGTTTGGATCGTGGTTATGAATTCAAAGTTCTTACAGAAAATGAGTTAGGTATCAAATGACATTCTTATACCCAACAGATGATCAGGAGAATCGTGTGCGTGGTGTGATTGATGATCTTGTCGGGGTAGAAACTCCCGATGACATTATGGAAAATTTGATAGGAGTTTTATCCGAGGGTTCTAAGATTCCCACGGCAGGTAATTATTATACCTTCTTTTATACTGCCAAGACACCAGGAATACAATATGATGAATATCCTCTCGTAGCAGTAACAGATGTATTCTCTTGGGGATTCCGTGGAATTAACTTTCACTGGGGTGATAGAAGGCAATATGATTACAATCAAATCGTTGGTGGACTGTATGAAGTCTACCCAGAAGAGATGAATGATGTCATAGAACTCGGTTTTGCAAAAGTTCGTTCTAAATAGTTAGAAAAAAAGATAGATGGGAAAACCAATTAGAAACAGAAGAGGAAGAATAATTGGTTATGAACCGACAGTTTCAAAGCCCAAACGTCCATTGGCCGATTTTAGGGAAGATGCCAGTTCAAATAGAGCGTTACAAGTGCAGAACGGAGCTAGTGCCAGAGCTCTGGCAGAGAGTGGTGGAGCAGGTCCCTTTGCTGACGTTAGAGGTGGTCCAAATGATAAGATTGATGGTAATGGAAAACCCAAAACAGATGCTCCTCAAGCCGCAAAAGCAAGAGCAGCAGAAGCACAAGAGGAAGCTGCGGAAGAAGAGATTGGATACGATCAAAATTCAAAATTTGATAATCTAAGATATCCAAAAGATATTATTGATAACGATACAGATTACTTGAAAATTGATGTATTACAATATCAACCCTTAGGATTTCCAGAGCAAAAGGATCTTCTCAAAGTAGGATTAAAAAGATCTAAGGATCAATATAGAGATAAAAAAGATGGAAAATTAATAAATCCTCTAGGATCGATAATATTACCAATACCTCAAGATATTTCTGATACAAATTCTACTGGGTGGGGACAGGATAGTCTCAATATAGGTGCTGCATATGCAGTGGGAGCAACTAGTGATGTAATAAAAAATGATAATTTTTTCAAAGGAATTCTTGATGCTGTTAAAACTGCTAGTGGTGATGTTATTGATTTAGTGCAGGACGGAGGCACTCAAAATGCAATTAACTCAGCATTTGGTGCCGCAGCTGCAAATCTTTTTGGAGCAAACACTTCTACAGCAGGACTTCTTGCAAGATCTAGTGGTCAAATCTTAAATCCTAATACTGAATTATTATTTAATGGTGTAAAATTGAGATCCTTTAATTTTACATTTAATCTCGCACCAAGAAATCAAGGTGAAGCAAAAGATATAAAAGAAATTGTTAGAATTTTTAAAACAAACATGGCTCCCAATACTGGTAGTGGTGCTGGACTTAAAGGATTATTTTTAAAATCACCAAATGTATTCCAACTTCAATATATGAAGGGTGGACAACCACATCCATACTTAAACAAATTTGTTGTTGCCGCACTTACAAATATGCAGATAAATTACACGGGTTCGGGAACTTACATGACATATCGTGACGGTATGCCAGTTCATATGATAATGACTTTATCATTCCAGGAATTGAGTCCAATTTATGCAGAAGATCAATCAATATCTGGAGGAATGGGTTACTAATGTCTTATTTCAGAGAACTACCAAACGTAGAATATCAGTCATTTTTATCTGATGCAATTTCATCAAAAGAATACCTAACTGTCAAAAACTTATTCAGGAGAAATAAGTTACGTGATGACTTACAGAATGTATTCACTCTTTTTAATAAGTATGAGATCTTAGAAGGTGCTAGACCTGACACTGTGGCAGAAGATTTTTATGGTAGTGCGGATCTTGATTGGGTTGTTTTAATGACTGCCGGTATTATTAACGTCAGAGATGAATGGCCATTATCAAACTATGCATTATATCAATATGCTGAGCAAAAGTATGGTGACCAATTAAGTGATGTTCGTTATTATGAAACAAAAGAAATCAAAGACTCAAAAGGTAGAATAATTCTTCCTGCAGGTAAAGTTGTCGATGAAGATTTTGTTTTAAATTATAGTGATGATGGTAATAAAGTTTCTGTGGCAGGTACAGGTGTAAGAATAGGAGTCTCGAATTGGGAATACGAGACTATTCAAAACAATAAAAAATCCTCGATTTATTTACTAAAGCAAGGATATTTACAGCAATTTTTAAATGATATGAGAGAGATTATGATTTATGGTATATCTTCTGAATATGTAAACGAATCTCTGATTCGTACTGAAAATACCAAAGTCACAATCAATTGAATATCAAACTATAGTAAGTCGCAATGACCAAGAGGGTCAAACAGACCCTCTCGTATGTCCATCTCATTTAGTCTGCTGCGAGTGCTGCGAAGTATGAGAGAGTATCATCATCGTCATCCTTAGATGTCGGAGTGATATCAGGATCATTGAAACCACCACTGCTACTGGACAGGGAGTTCAGTTCTTCCTTCATGGACTGAGGCATAGGGTTGCTCTCACCACGATTCTGACGACGGAACTCTTCTTCCTCTTCGACAGTCTCTTGGTCTTGGAACTTAGGAGTGCCCTTGATACCAAGAACATAATCAAGACGCTTCTTCAGGTCATCATAGGACTTGAACTGGTCAGCAGCAACAAACTCTTCGAGAGAGTATTCCTTCTTCCAGATTGCTTCCATTGCATCATCATCTTCAAGCAGTGCATCCTGACGTGCAAACTCAGATGAGTCGTAGTTACGATAACCAGCAACGTTCTTTGCCTTCAGTTTGAAGTTGGCACCTTGCCAGAAGTCGAACGGATCGATTGCTTCCTCGTCCTCGAACTCGGGTTGCATTGCGGCAGTGATCTTGTCAAAGATCTTCTTACCGAACTTGTAGAGCATAACCCGTCCTTCGTTGGCAGGGTTAGCAGGGTCTTTGACAACATAGATGTTAGCAATGTAAGTCAGTTTGCGTTTCTGCTTACGTGCGGCATCCTTACCAGCATCGGTGCCGTTGTTCCACAGCATCGTGTTGTATTCAGACACAGGATCCTTCTGACCCAGAGTGGTCAGAGAGTTCTCAATGTACCATCCACCAGGACCCTGGAAGGCATGGGAGTACAGTTTGACGAACGGCAGATCTTCACCGTCAGGGGCAGGCAGGAAACGAATAACGGCATAACCGTTACCACCTTTATCTACTTCCAGTTTCCACAGACGATCATCGCCTGAACTACCTGCATTATTCATTTTTTCGACTTCCTTGACCAGTTTTTGGGTCAGGGAGCCCAGTTTGGATTGCTTCTTAAGATCAGCAAAAGACATTTGGATTTCCTCGGATTAGTTGGATTTGTTGGATTTACTCGGATAGTATAACAGTGGTCGTCTCAAGTGTCAATGTAATCCTTGAGAGATTTGATTGTAGCACTCATACTATTGAATAAGAATTGCATATCAGTCTCTGGTGGGAATCCCATCATTGCGACTGATTTGCGAAGGTTCTCTTTCATTTCGACCGCTTGTGGGTCATCTGAAAGAGAGAGTCTAGTATACATTA